AGAGCTAGAGTTTCCTCTGCATTTATAAGTTGCCAACTACTCTACCTGTCAATCCACTCGCCCCCGGAAGGGAGTCTGTTGGTGGAGGCGCCGGGGTTGATCCCGGGTCCAGTGTAGCATCGACGCCAGCATATTAATTTATAATAAATTTATAGAAAATGTCAAATGATCAATAACCTATTAGATAAGCTTTAAAAAATTTTTTCCTTATTATTTCTAAATGCTCAAAAGATGAAAACACAATGTCAAAAAAAAGAAACAATTTGCATATTTCTTTTTGAAAAGACATTGCATTATTGATTGTTTCCATGTTGAAAAAGAATTGGTTATTTAAGGTTTTGTTGATTATGTGTTTATTGTTAATGTCGATTTTTCTATTTTGCAACAACCATTCATAATTTATAAGAGTTATAGTTTTTCTATTCACATAGCGAGAATATGCTGTACCATCAGTGTGATCAACCATACAAAAAAACATATTTTGTTGGTTAGTTAGGAATTTCCAAAAATGGTTACACATTTTTTCATCTGCTATTGGGTTTCTTAGTAAATTACTGTAATTAAACCCAGCATATTGTTTACAACCAAAATCGATGCGCTCTTTTAATAAAATAGTTTGATCAAGAGGTATGTTTGATGTTGAAAAACTCCATTTATCTATGTCATTATTTTTTTCCATTTTTATCTTTGCAAAGTGTTTATTTTGCGGTAAAAACTTTTTATGCAAATTTAGACAGAGAGATAAAAATTTTCCTCCAGCATTACCTGGATAATGCAAAATCACTAATTTATTAGTTTGAAAATTAATTTTCATTCAAAAGTTTCTCGAGAGTTAATGACCATATGCAAGAAATATTGTGCGGCAAACATTATACCTGGGGTGTTGGTATATTAGATGCAGGTTGTATGCCTGTGGTGCCTTGAATGTAATTGTCAGCGGCAGATTTGTTGGCTTTCTGCATGGTCACCACAGATGATTTGTTGAACACAAAGTCACGAGTCATATCAGCCATCATCAAGTATTGTGTCATGCCAATACCTTGTTGGGTCATAGTGAGTGCTAACGGTTTTGATACTTTGATTGTTTTATCATCTTGTGATACAAATTTTGCAATAACTTCATCGCCGCCTGATATTCTTAATGCAATAATATCGTTTGCCTTAAATCCTGAATCGATTAACATTATAATTTAAAGTCTTTCAGTGTGTCTTTGTTGACGTCTTGTTTTACTCCGCCAATAATATAAGATTCAACTTCTGTTTCTTGTGGAGCAACCTGTAGTCCTGCTGATGATAGCCAATGTTGTGTCCAAGGCAACGGGTTAGCATTTAAAGGACGATCAAATATAGGATCAAATCCAATTGCTTTGACTCTTTTGTTTGCAACAAATTCAACATAGTCGCCCAACAATTTTTCATTTAATCCAATGATGGTGCCTTCTTTCATCAAATGTTTGGCCCATGCTTTTTCTTCTTCTACACATAGTTTGTACATATCTATCACAGTGTCTTTGCATTCTTCTGTGATTTTTTTCATTTCAGGATCATCACCTTCTTGCCATTTCTTGATGATTTGAGTTGAAAGGTTGAGGTGAGTGGCTTCATCTCTTGCAATAAAAGAAATAATTTTAGCAGATCCTTCCATAAGTTTAAGTTCACCAAATGCAAATGTACATGCAAATGACACATAGAATCTCAGACCTTCAAGGATGTTTACATTGACCATTGCAAGGTACAACTGTTTTTTAACTTCGCGTAAATCTCCTTTGCCTTTGACAAAATAATCTTGTGCAAGTTCTGAAAATCTATCATAGTTTTCAGTAACAGATATCGCTCGTTTTACAATTTCATCATCGTTGAGAATTGTGTCAAACACTTCGGATGGATCAGCATACACATTCTTCATAATATATGTGTATGAACGAGAGTGTATGGTCTCCATAAAATCCCAAGTGATAATACAACCTTCAAGTTCAGGTATCGAAACATATGGTAAAAATGACAAACAAGGTCCTCTGCCTTGCACAGAATCCAACAGTGTTTGATATTTTAAATTTGCAGTAAAGATATGTTTTTGTTCAGGACGGAATGTTTGGTAATCTGCTCGATCTTTTTGCAGTGATATTTCTTCTGGTCTCCAAAAATATCCCAACATCCTTTGGTTTAGTTTATCAAATTCAGGATATTTGAATTGATCATATCGCTGTGTGTTTTGGTCTTCACCAAAAAACATGGGTTGTTTGGTAAAATCTACTTCGTTCCTGTTGAATACTGTTTTGCTCATTGTTTTACTACTATAATATGTCCTTGTTAAAATGTCAAATACTTATTTTGTTATTGTTAAAAAATTTATTGCCATAAAAGTCTGCTACATCGATCCAGTGTTGTTCATCTCTTAAAAGTATTTGATTCCTTAATGTTCTTACTGATAAATTTGATCTTATTTGTTTGTAGATTCGCCAACTTGCTACTTGCTCAATTGTTTGCGTTATTTTTTCAAACCTTTTTGCAGGATCTATTTCATCGTCATAACTGTGGTCGATCATGTCGTCATATACATCAATACTTTGTTCTCTTAGCAAATTCACTGTACCAGGACTACTAACAAATATAGGAACAGTGCCTTGAAATATTGCATTTAAACTTTTTTCTGTGGCAAAACTTGTATCATTGAAAAGAAAATCAGTTTCAGTAACAATTGTGGCCATTGAATTTCCATAAAGTGATTCCATATTAGCAAATTGGTCAAAATTAGTGTCATTTTGATCAAGAAACTTTGGAAATTTGATCGGTAATTTATTGATGTCAAAAGTTGGTAATATTTTATGCATTTCATCAGTGTCATGCACTGTCGAACGGTAACTCCAAGATGTTCGTTGCAATAGGTTCATTTCATGCAGTTTATAAATCACCGCCAATCTATGATATTTGTGATAATTGTTCAAACACAAAAATTGATAAGTTGGATCAGCAATAAATTTTGGGATGGTTTGCCCCCAGATGTAGAAGAATACATAACCAGGAAAATAAATGTGTGGCACATTATGTTTCTTAAACATTGTTTCATTGTGTGTGTTATCCATCACGACACAGCGATCTAGTAAATCATACTTTTTTAGATTAGAATAAAGTTGTGCAAAATCATTTTCGTCATGGATATGTTCGACAGTTTTATCGATCAAAACAAACATTTTAGATTGACTTGCATATTCAAGATGATCTTCTAATGTGAATTGACTATATTCTGATTTGAATTTGATATGATCATAAGGTACTACAATCATATCGAAATTGATCCATTGATGAATACCACCAAACGCTGGCCATTGTTGGCCTAGATTTTTATACGGACTTTGGTAACAACAATAAAAGTTATCCCATTTTTTGTAATAGTAGTCTTTGATATTAGATGGCGCAGGCATCACATTGTTCGTCATCTACTTGTTGCGGAAGTTCATCAATCATTTGTTGAACAGTATCCTCAATGCCTTGTGGCTGAACTGTGTCTTCTTCGCCTTTGTAGTCGTATGTGTTTTGATAGTATGATGTTTTCCAACCCAACTTATAGGTTGTGAGTAGATCTTTAATCATCACACTCATTGGCACTTCATTGTTTTCAAAGTGTAATGGGTTGTATGACCAATTGCCTGATATGGCTTGATCAAAAAATTTCTGCATGACAGAAACTATGTTAATGTAACCTTCGTTGCTAGGCATATCCCACAACAATGTGTAGTGATTTTTGAGTGTGTTGTATTGTGGCACTACCTGTTTAAGTGGACCTTTCTTTGATTTTTTGGTCGAAAGATGTGCTCTTGGAGGCTCAATGCCATTGGTTGCATTTGATACCACAGAAGATGATTCTGACGGCATTTGTGCAGACAGTGTTGAATGTCTAACACCGTGTTCTTTGATTTGTTTTCTTAGCCATTCCCAGTCACAGGTATATTTGAACTTAGCAAGTTCGTCAACTTCTTTTTTGTATGTGTCTATTGGAAGAATTCCATCGGCATACTTTGTTCTTTCATAGTATTCACAGGCCCCTCTTTCTTTTGCTAATGTCATGGATGCTTTCAACAGATAGTATTGGAAACATTCTGTAAGTTCATGCACCAAAGGCAATGCTTCTTTATCAGAATATTTTACTTTGTTTTTTGCTAAGAAGTGTGCCAAACCAATGTAACCAACACCTAATGAGCGTCTTGCCTTGGTGCTGATTTCTGCTGCCTTGACTGGATAACCTTGATAGTCAATGATTTGATCTAATGCTCTGACAGATAGATCACATAGATTTTCTAAGTCTTCAAAGTTTTTAAGAGTGCCCACGTTGATGGCACTTAAAATGCATAGAGCAATTTCTCCTGAATCATCATCAACGTGTTGGATAGGCACAGTCGGTAGAGTAATTTCTTGACATAGGTTTGACATACGCACAGGATCTTTGAATGATGAATGTGAGTTTGCATGATCAATATTCATCACATATATTCTACCTGTTTCTGCTCGTTCTTTCAACAGTGCAGAAAACAAATCCATGGCTTTCATTTTCTTCTTGGGTGTTTTGCGATCATTTTCATACTTGATGTACAGTTCATCAAACACTTCATTGTTGCCAAATGCTTCGTATAGGTCTGGCACATCATGTGGAGAGAACAGTGTGATCTCGCCGTCTTGTAAAACTCGTTCATAAAATATTTTTGATATTTGAATTGAATAGTCTAACTTACGCACACGATTGTCTTCTGTGCCTTTGTTGTTTTTCAACACAAGGATGTCTTCAATCTCTTGATGCCATATTGGAAAATGCACAGTGGCTGATCCGCCTCTGATACCATTCTGTGTGCATGATCTCACTGTGGCTTCAAAAACTTTGAGAAACGGAACCACGCCAGTGTGTGCTACTTCGCCACCTCTGATCTTTGAGTTGATGCCTCTGATACGACCCAAGTTCAATCCAATGCCGGCTCTTTGTGCGATGTAATATCCCACAGCAGAGTTTGAAGAAAATATAGATGGCAGTGTGTCATCAACATCTACCAACACACAACTTGCAAACTGTTTGATTGGAGTTCTCACTCCGCCCATCACAGGAGTTGGTATGTTGATTTGAAATGTTGATATGGCATCATAATACTTTTTGATATAGGACATGCGAGTTTCTTTTGGATAGTTGGCAAACAGAGTGGCCGCAATCATCATGTACATAAATTGTGGAGTTTCATACACTTGACCAGTTGATCTGTCTTGCACAAGATACTTGTCTACCACTTGGCGTAATCCTGCATAGGTAAAATCAAGATCTCTATCATGCTTGATCCATGTGTTGAGTTTCTTTAATTCTGTTTTGGTGTAGTTGTCTAGTATCTGTTTGTCATACACTCCACGTTTGACATTTTGAATTATCACATTCACAAAGTGTTTGGGTTGAAACTGTCCAAACACTTCTTTGTAGATGTTCCATAACAGCAGTCTAGCTGCCGCAAATTGATAGTTAGGATTATCTAATGTGATAAGATCATTTGCAGAACGTATTAATATGTCCTGGATGTCTTTGGATGTCATTCCTGACGTAAACTGTATGTGTGAATTCATTTCAATTTGAGACGCACTCACGCCTGTAAGACCTTCACAAGCCTGCTCAACGACAAAGTGCATTTTGTTAATGTCTAGAGGTTCTTTGGAGCCATCTCTTTTTTCTATTAGTATTTCTTTTGGATTATTCATTTTGGTGTATGTAATTATTATAGAGCCAAAAGGTTCTTTAGTAAACGATTATTTTTATCTCGTTGTGGATAATTAGGCTTAGATAAATTTGTTGACCTTGTACTTAAAGGTTGCTGTAGAGCCTGTGTTGGTAGATGTAAACTGTAAGTTACCGTCAGTGGTGACAGAGAATGTTACGCCTGTTGCAGAATTTTCTGTAAATTCATCTGACAATTGAATGCCTGCGCCTGTGCCTGATATGCTCATCTTGCCGGTGCGTCTTGCTGTGCCGCGTTTTATAATATAGTCAATTGTTACATGATGTTCTCTTTGTAGATCAAAACGTACTGCTGAACTAGAAAATGGATCAACCACATTAGCCACTGATGATTGATTGTCTGCAAGTGTCACAGGATGCTTCACAGGTGACTCGTTGTACACACTGCCGCCTAATGGAGAAGTCAAATCATCTCTGTAAAAATAGTTGCCAATTGAATAGTTTTGTGCATGATCAAATTGTATCACTGTGGTGTCAGATGAATCATCGGAAAATCTTCCCACGTCTCTGAACGAACATGCAGACACAATGTTACCATGTGGTGTGCCACCAGCGTTCCATATCTTGATGGCTTCTGCATCAATTTGATCAAATCTACATGCTGTGATCACAAAGCCTGTGGGTCCAACTGTTTTGTTGTTGGTGGAACCATCCGATGCTTCACCTAAATTAAATGCACGATACATGGTTTCAAATTCGCAACCAATGAATGTTACATCTTCAATGTTGTCACTAGTATCAACAGCATATTCTGAATTTGTGAATGTGCATGATGTAAAGTGTATTCTTTTGCAAGGATGAGCCGCTGTGGTTGTCATTGTGACTAATGAACTGCCTGGTATAGATGGAGCAGTAGAATCTTGGTTAGTGTAGGTTCCTTGAAAATGACAGTTTTCGAAATGAATGTCTTGTGCTTGATTAATTTGGAATACATCTGTGTTGTTCAATGTGTTAAAACAAATGCCTGACAAGGAAATACCTTGTGGTGCTGTAGCAGAATCATTGCCGATACTTGCTCCAGTGTTGCCGTTGCGATCTACTGTTTCAATGAGATGTGTCTGTGTTCCATCGAATTGTTTGATAAATGTTGATGTTGGTCCATCACCTATCAATGATATGTGTGGATACAGTTTAATTGTATTGCCTGTGACTTTGTATGTGCCACCTGGAAAATATAATTTTCTGCGTTCTTTGCCTGTTGCTTCTACTGTGATAAGGTTTGCTATTGCTCGGTTGATAGCTGCCGTGTCATCAGTGGAACCATCTCCCACTGCTCCGAAATCTTTTACATTGGCAAAATCATCCAATTTGTTTTGCAGTGTTCTCGATATAGGAGAATTGTTGTCAACGCCTGTGACTACTGCCGCAACTGTGTTTCCTGCAAAGGTATAAGTGTTGGATGAAGAAAGAATATTGTCATCTTCTGTGATTATTTTGGTGTTGCCTGTTTCAGGAGCACCTTCAGATGTGGTGCCATTTCCTATGTACAACTCCTGTGTGTCTACAGCCCATCCCAGTTCACCTGCCGCAAGTTGTGGCAACTGTTCTTTGAGTCCTCTACGGTGCTGTATGCGTGAAATTTGAGTTATTGCCATTTAGTGTATTTATAAGTCTAGAGTTTGTAGTATTGTTCTACACGAGCCAGCCATTGATCAAGCCAGTAGTCATAGTGTGTGGGTTCTAGATCAAACTGCTGATAGTTTAGGTCTCTAGAACACATAAAAATATGTCCTTCACGTATTTTGGTGCCGTACACTTCGTTGTGGGCTTCTGCATAAGCCACAAGTTGTAAGAAATAATCTTCAACCCATTCTTTTTTCTTGGGTTTGTTGGTTTGTTTAAAGTCCATGATAGCAGGAGCACCCTTGTATTGTCCTACCAAATCTGTGGTGCCTGAATACAATCCTGGAAAGTAAAGTGCTTGTTCAATGCCCCATACTTCATCAACATCAACTAGGGCATTTTGAATGATTTGATCAGCCATCTTGTTGGCTTGCACATGCACGAGATTGGATCCTGGCATTCTCTGTTCTCCGCACAGGAATCTCTCTAAAGTGTTGTGCATGGCAGACCCAATACCTGATGCTTCTTTAACTATTCTTTGTGCTTCTTGTTCTCCTACACGCTGTTTCCATTCATTGAGATGAGTCATGTCTTTGGTTTTGGAAAGAATAGTTGTGACTGAAGGCACTCTATCACCGTTGGGTGTTTGATACACTCTGCGTCCTGACTCGTTGATCTGTTCCAGTTTGTGATATTCAAACCGTTCAACGAACGGTGGTGGTGATTGATTACTTGTACTCAAAGTTTTGAAACTCCTCGTATTTGTTTAACAGAATTGCTCCGTTCTTGAGATGAAAACGAGTTGCCATTTCTGTGCAAGGTGACAGAGTTACAAATCTTCTGACATGTGGTTTGGTACGTTCGATGTAGTCTTTCACAGCAAATATGATTTCTGTGCCTGCACCTTTGGTATAACTCCACACGGTATAGAAAGTTGCCACAGGAGCATCAATAGTGCAACATCCCATATGCAGTTCATGTTCATTGGTAGGAACATCGTCAAGGTATGCCACACATATCACAGCATCAACTTTGTCTTCAAAAGAAAACACATACGTTTCGTTGGGTTCTGTAACTCTAAAAAATGCAGGTATATGTGGACGCACAGGATCTTTTTCAAAGTGATGTTGTTCTTCTGGTAGAAGTTTTCTAATCATTAAGATTATTATACACTATTTGGTGCGTTTTTTCAATGCTCTTTTTGCCATTCTGGACACTTCGTCGGAGCCTTTGATTTCGCCTCCGGGTTCTGTTTCAACTTCTGTGTCTATGACAATTTTTTCACCATCAAACGATTTGATAAGATTTTTTACTTGAGGATCTGTGTCTAACAGATGTTTGATTGTGTCGGTGTTGATGGCCATGCCTTGATCGTCAAAAAAATCAGACATTGCTTGAATAGGAATTACAGCAGGCTGACGTTGTGAATCGGCCTCCTGTTTGAAATATTGAAGTATGGTTGCTAGATGATGAGCTGCGTTGTCAATTTCGACAATTAACATTATCTCTCTGCACGACCAGCTGGCTCTTCGCCACCGGCTGCAGGTTCAGAAGCACCAAAGTCGTCTCCGCCTTCGATGTCTGCATCACCACCCATGTCATCACCTGTGTCGATGTCCATATCCATGTCGGCATCTGCACCAGTGTCGATGTCACCATCGCCTGCCATTGGTTTTGGTGCTTCACCTTTTACGATTGCCACTGAATCTTGTGCACCTTGTCTTGCTGTTGATAGAGCTTGTTCTAATGCTTCAAGTGTTGGGTTGATTTGATTTTGATAGGATGATGCTTGTTCCTGTCCCATCTCATCTGACATTCTGTCTACCAATTCTAACACAGTTGATGATTTTAATTCTGCAATCTTTTCATACATGTCTGTGATTTGATCCACAATGTCTTGTGAAGCAAGTAGAATTTCTGATGTTTCCATTTCGTTCTCTAATAGAGATTTCAATGTATCTGCGTAGGCTTTGGACTCATTGCGTCCAACCACCTTTTGTAAGTTATTAAATCTAGTCACGGCTGACGCTCCTCCTTTGATGAATGTGTCTAGTTTTTCTATGACAGGCATGAAGCCTTTCATTAGTGACGCAGGAATAGACTGTCCTGATTTCGCCATTTCTAATGCTCTCTTGGCCATAGTAAAGTTTTCATTACCTACCAATAGTCTAAGAGCTGCGAGTTCCTTTCCTCCAAGTCTGTATGACGCTTCTGAAAGTTGTCCTCTCACTGCCATTGTGATGTGTTCAGCAATGGTAGCTAAATCTTTTGTGAGTTGCTCAATTTCTTCTTTGTTGTTGGGATATTTCTTTTCCAACTCTTGTTTGCTCATGCCTTGTTGCATGTCATGAACTAATTTTTTAAATTCAGGTGCCACTGTGTCTTCAAGGTCACCTTCTTCTTCACGTGTCACTTTGCTGTCTTTGAAATCCACTGTGTGAGTGTTGCCATCTCTGTCTTGATATTCAACTGAGATGCCTTTGGGGCCAGCACCTTGACTGGTGATTTTGTAGCCTTTGTCTTGAATCCATTCAATGAAGTCCATAGCATCTTGATCTAAATCTTCCATGCTGACCTGTTGTCCTGGTTTCAATTTGTTTTTGTCTTGTGCGTCTTTGGTTTTGTTCTGAGTGTCAACTTTGACATTGCCTTGATCGTCAACATCAACATCAACTTCCTTTTTGTTGACCACAGTTTTCACACCTGGCTTGTTGGGATCAGTCAATTCAATTTCGTCACCCTGCACTCTAGAAACTTTCATTCTGGACTCTTGCTCTTTGATGATTGCATCAGCCAGCAGTTTGTTTTCTAAATACTTTGGGTTCTGCGATCCTGAGTTGAATCCCATGGAACGTTCAAATGTTTGAATGCTCTGTTCAACTGATTGTTTGAACAAATCAAGGGTTGAATCTTCCATTTCGGAAAGTTTGATGCTTTGGCCAAATCTCTCCTCAATAACTTTTTGCAGTTTGTCTGCTGAAAAATAATCAATATTATCTAATTTCATGTTTGTTGTGTATTTATATTGTCATTAATCTTTAATCATATGGTCATGGATTCAAAAATGCTTTGTATTTCATCACTGAGTTCAATCACTTTGGATTCCCATTGGTCAAAATCGTTCTGTAGATGCGGATTTGCATCAATTTTGGCTTTGAATCTATGATAGTTGCCCAATGCAAATGCATATTCGTTGTCCAGAGCATTGAGTTTTTTGAGTGTTTGATCGAGATTGCCTGTGTATTGATTCATCACTGTGGCAATACAGATGGCAACTTTGTGATTGCAGATGTCTTTTTTGATGGGTCTGCGATCTTTGGAATACACATCAAAGGTGTGTTTCTTGTTCCTTATCACAGCACAGTCTCCCACCACAACTCCATTGTGTATGGATTTGGGCACATATTTGATGATACTGTCTGTGCGAGTTAGGCGCCAGATGGCTCTTCTGATAAAGTTCTCAATACGATTGATCGGCACCATGGTTGTATTTCAGGTTTCTTTTCTCTTGTTTTGTCATGTATTATTATATGCTTTTTGTATAATAAGTCAATGACTGCCCAGTCATCGATGGCAAAATATTCGTTGAGCCATTGTTCGTCAACCAGTTTGTGGAGAATGTCAACTTCTTCTTTGCTGAGTTGAATTGAGTAATATTTGAATTTGAGTTCCACGTTATAACATCATGATCAGTGCAACCACAGTGGATAACAATCCACCAATCACTGTTGCCGCAGAACCAATGATGATTTTTGAAGTCTTTTGGGATTCTGCAACCATAGATGTGTTCATGTCTTTGATTGCTACTTCAACACCTTCCAGTCTCTGCTCAAGACGGAAATATCTTTCTGCACACAGATCCACGTGTGCTTCAAGATTAGTCTTTTCTATTTCATAAGATCTTTGTGGTTGTTCTACCATGACGCAATATTTATTAATCAGAGGTCCTGAATATTAAAGTATAAGTTTTTGGTCTTGGCATTCTTGGTGTCAAACACAGAAGGTTTGATCACAGCCGATTCCAACAGTGTTGTGATCACAGGCACTTGGTGACAGTCTTCTTCCAATCCACCCAAGGGTCCTTGACGATTGCCGAACACATCAATCTGTTCTGTCACAAATGATATCACCCATATGTTGTGATGGCCTCCAAAGTCATCACCAAAGTCATAGTCCTGCATGTCTTGATTGCCTGCCATGCTCACTTTGATGTTGAGTGGGTTGCCTCTCAATGCAATGGTCTGCAACAGAGTGTTGTAGTTCTGCATCTGAAGAGCAGATGTTTCTGAAATATCAATCAGAGTGTATCCTAC